CGTCGCGTCTAACGTTGTATCTGGAACAAATCCTGTGTATGCCATAAGTGATTTTGTCTCCGTATATCCTCAGTATGGTCCGGACGCAGAGGGGAACTACCTCGTTCCTGAAATGATCTTGCAAATGTACATCGATCTCGCTAGCGCCTGCGTTAAACAGGTTCGTTATCGTAGTTACTGGGCGTTATGCATGGGATTTTTTGTGGCTCATTTCGCTAACTTGTTTTTGCAAGGTACCGCTGATATTGGTTCATCGGCCGCGCAAGTACTCGAAGCTGGAAGAGCTCAAGGTCTGACCACATCCGAATCAGTCGATGGCGTATCCGTAAGCACTGACTACGGAACGATCGCCGCGTCGTTGAGCGGTTGGGCAGCGTGGAACCTTACAGTGTACGGGCAACAGTTTGCATCGATCGGAAAAATGGTCGGTAAAGGCGGGATGATGGTCAGATGATCGGCGGTAACATAAAAGTAACAGTCGCTAATGACCGAACCAAAGAACTCCTCGAATCTCTTCGGTCGCTCGCCAAGATCGATGTCCTTGTCGGAGTCCCTGAGGAAGAATCCAGTCGAGAAGGCGGCAAGGTTACGAATGCTGAGCTTGCCTTTATTCACTCCAACGGCTCTCCGTTAAATAAGATCCCGCCAAGGCCATTTATCGAGCCTGCAATAGAGGACGCTGAAAACTCTGAGATGATATCGGTGGAGCTAAAAAAAGCGGCTGAAGCAGCGCTTGACGGAAAATCAGATGTGATGAGCAGATCCTTGGTTAGAGCGGGAATACAGGGACAGAATGCTGTCCGAGATTGGTTTACATCTCCGAAGAATGGATGGGCTCCGAATACTCCGTACACTATTCTGCAGAAGCTCAAGAAGAAGAAAGACAGTACCTCAAAGGCTATCGTAAGGTACGTCGACGAGGGTGGAAGTTTGTCAGACATATCGGGGTTAGAGGGCATGACTCGGCCAATGATCGACACCGACCAACTCCGCAAGTCAGTAACCTATGTGATTCGAGAGAAGTGATTAAATGCTAAATGTCGGAAGGGTTATTAATAGCTCGAAGTTCAGGCAACCTAAGCCCTTTACGGTTTGGCGAAAAACAGGGGACTGGGTTGCAGGTCGCTTCGAGGAGACGGAGATCCCGATCCCAATGTCAGGCGTGATAACCGCGGCAGGTACCAAAGACCTCTTGCAAGTACCCGAAGGAGACAGGGTATTGCAGATCATGGTATTTCATAGCACTCTCCCTCTCTTTATCACGCATGATGATATCGAGGGTAAGGGTACCTCAGATCAAATTGAATGGCATGGAGAGCGGTATCGCCTGCTACAGCTTAAAGACTGGTCTGACTTCGGCTACTACAAGGCTTTTGGAACCTCGATGGGAGGAACTTAAATGGCCAACACAATACTTACCCTCAAGCAATTAGAGGATATCTTCCGGAACCTTACCTGTACTCTCCTCGAGCTTAACCCCTCTAGCCCAGCGAATAATTCCAAGGTTCGAATCGCTTGGCCTACTGGTGGCGCCCCCGGTTGGAAGATAACTGAGGACGTAGTGTTTTTGAGGGTTGTGTCTATCAATAACGCCTATTCCAAACAGCGCGATACTGAGTATACATCAAGCACCGAGACTGAGGCCAACAAAATAACCTCCTACACTCTTCCTCGTCAAGTTTCATGGATTGCTTATGGTCCAAACAGTTTTGACAACATAGAGACAATTCGTAATGGCCTGTTCAGTGCAGGCAGTATTCTCCGTGCGTCCAACTTGCACCTCGTGATCGATGTTCCTGTCCCACTACGCTGCCCTGATTTATTCAGTGGACAGTGGTGGGAGCGTTCGGACTTTTCGGCAGTGTTTTATGAGAAAGTACGTCGACAGGAAACTATCCCAACAATCCAAGGTGTAAACATCAAGATCAAAACAGAGAAAGGAGTGACTATCGATGTCGACTCTACCACTTAGCGATATAGTCAATATAAGCGTAGTCGTTTCACCAGTTGCCACTATTCGCTCGGGATTTAACCTTGGGCTTATTTTTGGCTCAAGCACTCACATTGCAGCAGCTGATAGGGTCAAGATTTATACCGGTACAGACGGAATGATTGCCGACGGTTTTACTACATCCGAGGCTGAGTATAAGGCTGCAGACCTGTATTTCCATCAAATACCTAAGCCTTCCAAGGTCGCGATCGGGAGATGGGACAAAACTGGATCAGAGACAGCTCTGCAAGCGTTAACTGCATGCCGGGTTAAGAACACTGATTGGTATGCGTGCTATTTATGCGGAGCTGTAAAGGCTGATATTTTGGCTATTGCGCCATACATCGAAGTTGTTGAACCGGATTCAGCATTCTTCTATACGACTGCCGATGCGGATGTTTTAGCTGGAACAGCAGAAAACGTGATGCTTACCTTAAAGACGGCAGGATACAAACGTTCGATTGGGCAATATTCCACTCATCCTGATGCCGCAGTAGCTATTATGGGCTATGCAATGGGGGCTAATACCGGGCTTGCGAACACTGCATACACCTTAGCTTATAAGCAGGAAATTGGCGTAATACCAGAAGACCTGACACCTGTACAGATAACCCTTCTGAAAAATCAGAACGGCAACGTTTATATCAACCGAGGTAATAAGTACAACTTATTCGAGCAAGGAATTATGGCAAATGGTATGCACTTTGATGAGATAATCAATCTCGACATGCTCAAAAATGATGTCCAGCTTGCGATTATGGACTTACTTACTGCTACATCAAAAATACCACAAAATGAAGGCGGTGTAACTCTTCTAGTCTCAGCTATCACGGGGCCATGCGAGTCAGCCCTAAATAGAGGTTTCCTTTCTCCAGGTATATGGAATGCACCATCGATCTTGAATCTTAATACAGGAGACACGCTGTCTAAGGGGTATCTTATTCTGACTGAATCGATTGATGATCAGAGCGAAGCAGATCGATCAAACCGCATTGCTCCTCCGATTTATGTATGCACCAAGCTTGCTGGAGCCATTGAGTTCGTGGCGATCCAGATTAATGTTAATAGATAGGAGGTTGCCTAAATGTCTTACAACACATACAGTTTTAATGATGTGGAGGTAGTTATCTCTCATCCTAATTTTGGACAGATTGTTGCCAAGGGAGAAGGTCTTGGGTCGATAACAACGGAAATGACGGCAGAACGAACAATACAAGACGTTGCAGCCGATGGGACAGTAATGATCTCTAAGGTTAAAGCAAGAAACGGAACGGTAGCTATAGCCGTTCAACAGACATCTACGGTTCATCAAAGACTAGTTAAGCTCTATAACTATCTAGAAGCGGCCAGCACCTCAAAATGGGCAGAGACAAAGATTATTATCAGAACCCCAGGGATGAGCGAGCTCGAAACATGCACAGGAGTATCCTTTGGTAAGTTGCCAAGTAATCCTCGTCAAGCGCAGGGCCAGAACTTAACATGGTCCCTTATGGCCGCGGATATACAGAGGGATGTAGTGTAGTAAATAAAATCGCCATCTCTGGCGATTAAGGAGGTACCCATTGAGTAATCACGCAGATACCAAAGAAGTTGAGATAAAGAATCGGAAGTTCGTCATCCGTAAGTTTGACGCACGAACCGGTTCTTTTATGCTTATTAAGGTCACGGGCTTAATTGCCCCAATGCTCAAAGGTTTGGATTTAAATAAGATTATGGACAAGACTAAGGATGGATACAAGGATGTTGGAGAAGAAATAAGTCTAAGGGACATTGATATTGCGGGCGTAATATCAGGTTTAACATCCCTGACTGAGCAAGATTTTAACTACATCCACGACAAGTGCTTACAGGTCTGCTTCGAGACACTTCCATCAGGATCCACCAAGGTAATGAATCAAGATGGAAACTTTGGAGTAATCGGCCTAGAAAACGACTCGGCAACAACGCTCGCATTAGTAGCTCACGCGCTGATTTTTAACGTGATGGGTTTTTTCTCCGGAAGCCCCTTGGGTTCAGTCCTGGGGGGATTACTAGGTTCGAAGCTGTCCACTGTGAAAATGTAAATGAATGGCTGTATGGTCCGGTAATGGCTAAGATGTGGAAACAGTACGAGGTGTGGGATGGTACGTATACACTGGATGATCTTTGCGATGCCCATGAAATGTTAGCCGTGATGCACGAAAACGAGCGGAGAGCAAATGAAGTTGGGAGGGAGGAACAGTAAATGATCGAAACTATCAAAGAATACTTAGTCTCATTAGGGTTTAAGACCGATAATTCCTCCCTCAACTCAGCTCAAAGCGCTATGAAGGAAGCTGAAGCATCGGTTACAAGCTTCGCCAACTCAAGCATTAAGAACTTCGCCAAGGCTGCTGTGGGAGTCGTAACATTCGTAGCAACAGCTAATCTAGCATTGGGTAAGTTTATTGTAGAGCTGGCGCAGGCTGATCTCCAGACAGAAATGTTTGCACGTAAAATGTGGATGTCTAAAGACGC